TTGAATGAAGATCGTGCCACATGCCAGGATATTTTATATGATTTAAAAACAGATGTGGTTAGTAGATCAAATCATTCAGATCGCTTATACAAAGCGGTAGCTAGGATTCCAGGATTGATGAACTTGCCGGAATTGCAGTATGCCAAATTTATGAATTTTGATGATCTAGGAATTTATTACGCGAAGCAGGCTTACCCGATACCTGGCACTAACCTAGTTTTATGTCATGGAGATGAAGGCACAATATCCAGGGCAGGCGGCGGCACGGCGTTGAACATAGCAAAAAGGTGGGGGCGCGGAGTAGTGTCGGGGCATACTCATAGGATGGGCTACCAATGCCACTCAGAAGCCTTTAACGGCCGTTTAGAGCGTGTTTTAGTAGGGGTAGAGTGTGGTCACACCTGCTCAATGAAGAAAATGGCTTATTTGGGCATTAGAGGCTATGCAAACTGGCAGGCTGGCGCGGTCATCATACATATCAAGCGGGGCAATGTAAGCGTGGAGATGATTCCATTTAACGCTGATGGCTCATTCACAGCTATGGGTAAGGCCTTTGGCTAGACACACCCCTATGGCATATTGCATTTGTCAGTGGGGTAGTGTTTAATTGCATTTGTAAAAGCAATTGACCGGAAGGGGTTAATTATGAAACTAGTACCAAGTAAAGAAAAAGTAGCAATTAAATGGTTTGCAGTTTTACATGATGGTTCAAAAATGCGTAACAACAAAGGTTTTATTCATTACGCATGGGATGTAACTTGTTCATGTGGATGGGAATCAAAAACTGGTGGTGCAATCAAGGCTTCTGTACAAAGAGAAGTAGAGGCACATAAATATACTGAACATGATTACGCATGGGTGGTAAAACAATGATTATAGTTATTGAGAGCGTATTACAAACTAAGATTGATTTTAGGTATGTAAAAGATGAAGATAATTATGTTGCATCTACATCAAATGTATTAGGTGATTTCACATCATTTGGTAAAACACCTGATGATGCAGTGCGCAGATTAAAATCTAAACTGTTTGGTTTATTAGCTGAGTATGTACACAATCAGAAGGTGAACCACTAATGATAAAAAAACATAGAGTTGGTGTATGGGTTACCATTAAAGTTGTGGCTGATGTTTTAGAAGTTTCAGATCCAAAACAAATTATGAATACAACATTGCAAAATTTGTTTAAGGATAATGAAGTTTTAATTGATCCTGAATTTACAGTAGTTGTACCACAACAATTTGATTTATATAGTCATAATTTGGGCAAACCTGTTTATTCTAAAAAGTTAAAACCAAAGGATTATATGCACCTTGTTTTTGGTGGTGCTCAATGAACGCCGTAGCCTATGTAGAAAAGGGTTGGTTTGTACTACCACTTAAACCACAATCTAAAGAGCCATGTAAGTTTTTAAGGCATGGCTACCTTGATGCAAGCAATGATTTAACTACTGTTAAAAGATGGTTTGAAAAACCTGATCTAAATGTAGGTCTAGCAATTGTCCAATCTAGTTTAGTTGTATTGGATTTTGATAAGCGTAATGCTACTGGCAAACATCTATGGCAGGGTTACTTTGAATCATGTATGAAATTTAATACTCATACAGTTAAAACAGATGATGGTTATCACTTCTACTTTATAGCTGATAAAAATAAGCAATTTAAAGGCAAACTAATACCAGGCATAGATATTAAACATAAGGGTTATGTGGTGTTACCACCATCAATACATCCTAACGGCAGTACATACCAGGTAATCAATGATGTTGATCCAGTTGCATTACCTGCTGAATTAGAAAAGGTGATGAGTTGGAATTAGTTAAATATGATAAACAATCAGGTGCTTATGTTGATGAAAAGCGTAAGCACTTTGTAAAGGCTTCCCTGATCCGCCAACACGCCAAAAAGGCTATTGGTGCTAGGCAGATCAGAGGAAGGCTATCAGCCAAAATGGTTGAAGCCTATTGGTTAGACAAGTTCAAGGAAGCGGTGAAATATGAACTATGAAGTACTAGGGTGGTTAATGACCATCATATTGTTTGCATTGGTTGGGTTAATGCTTACGGCAACCTGGATCATTGCAGTTGAAAATGGCTACGACAAAGGTTTTAAGAGTGGCTATAAACGCGGCACAATAGATGCTAAGCAATCAAGCGTAAAGGTACAAAGAGTTACAGTAAGCAATTTTCCCACAACTAATCATCCAGCATTGCGTACCAAGCAATTGCAAGAAGATAATGATTACTTAATGGAAAAGGTTGTAAGCCTTTGGGATAGGGAAAACAAATAATGAACATGAATGATTATGTTGATGTGGCTGAACGCATAGCCCAATTGAAAGAGGCTTACCCCGAAGCATCATTACAGCCTTACAACCCAAATAAACCTTATGAGATTGTGCAGGTTGAAGGTAAGAGTTATGTGGTTTATACCGCCGCTTGTTACCGCGATCCGCATGATGTTCGCCCTGGGGTAGCCGTTGCCTGGGAACAAATCCCAGGTAAAGGCATGACCGCTGGTAGTGAACTTATGATATGTGAAACCTCTGCCTGGGGGCGGGCGATAGTCGCGGCTATGAAAACTGCAACCAAGCGCGTTGCATCAAAGCAAGAAGTGATAGCGGCTCAGGCTAGGCAAACATGGGCAGTTACACCAACTGATAAGTTAGATCAAGATTTATTATCTAGGCCAGTTGAACCAAAGCCTGAAAAGGTTATTTATGGTAGTCCTGGTAGTAAGTCTGCATTGATGGAAAGGATTATGCGCCATCAGTTTGTAGAAGAACCAAAGCCTGATCTTGATCCAACACCAATGAGTTTAGATCAAGTAGTTGATGCAGTTGCATCAGATGTACCGGCAATTCAATATTGTGAACATGGTCAAATGGTGCTTAAAACCGGCATTGCAAAGGGTCGCGGCACGCCGTATTACGGATACACATGCCCTAAAGGATGCCCGGCTAAGTGGGCAACTATGAGCAAAGACGGCAAGTGGTTCTACCCTGGGGCAAGCAATGGGTGAGTTAGAGATCATTGATAAGCATGGGGTTAGGGCTACATTTACTGATAATGGTATTGAAGTAGATTTAATACCTGATATTGAAAGATGCTATTACTGCAATGATGCAAGGTTTTATACACAACATGGTTACAAAGAATGTGTGAGTTGTGGGTGCATCAATGGCGCAGTTTGATTATCACAAGGCTATGCGTGATGGGCATGGCTATAATCTTTATGTAGCCGATCTATTGCAAACCTTTGGCATACCGAATGTAGAAGTACCTGAATTTAGTATGGCGGCAACCTATGATCAGATCAGGGATAAAACCCTGAATGAAAAGGATATAGTTATTGATGACATAGTGCTAGAAGTTAAAAGTTCTAGCCGATCATTTAGAAATGCGGATGACTTCCCACATAACCCACTAATTGTAGATACAGTAAGTGGATATGATTATAAGGTGGTTAAGCCCTGGGCTTATGTGATGATTAGTCAGGTTACCCAGGGTATCTTTGTTATTCCAACAGCCACTAAGCAATACTGGACAATAAGAACCTATTATGATGCTCAAAGAGATATTGAGGATAGGTTCTACATGACCAGTAAAAGGCATTGCAGGCCATTTATAGAGATGGTTGATTTATTACTAGAAAAGGCTAGCGGTGCAACCATCAAGATGCCTTAAATGTGGCAAGTGGCTTATGCCCGATCAAGCCTGTTCAATATGTGTAATCTTAGATCAACAGACACGCCGTAATTAGACTAAATTTGAAAGTTGGTGTTTATGTTATATCTTTCATCCCAGGGGGCTAAGCGAAACTCAGTTATACAGGGTATTCAATTGCCATCTTCTCAGCCAATCCAGGCAACCAGCCGTGGGGGGGGTTTGGGGGGGGCATCACAAAATCTAGTTACCAGGGTATCCAATAAAAACCTAATAACTGCTTTATTGGTTTTAATAATATTATTGATAAATATAAAACCCGCTTTTGGGTTACCCCACTATAAACCAAATCATTACAAGCAATATATTTACATTAGTTTGAAATACGATATTGAACAGACCTATTGCCTAATTGAGTTATATCACCATGAAAGCCGGTTTAACCCCAAAGCGCGTAATGGTAGTCATTATGGGATTCCACAGGGGAGATCAGAATATTTAAAAAGAGTGGGTGGCATAAAACAAATTGAATGGTCAAAGCGTTATATTGGCCACCGGTATGGATGGATTGATAAGGATGCAGGCATACCTAACGGATGTGCCGCATGGGATCATTTTGTGAAGAAGGGATGGCATT